GGGCCGTCGAAGAGCGGTCGTCGAGCTACCAAGACCTCGTGAGCAACAACAACGCGCTGCTCGCGGTACTCAGGCGCAAAGGCGCCTGGAAAACCTATAGTGGTCCTTTCATTCGCGAGACACTACAGGTTGGTAAGCAAGTCGCGCAGTGGTACTCCGGCTATGATCAACTTCTGAACCCGGCGATCGATTTGTTCAACGACGCCGTGTATTCTCCCAAGATGGTCGTCGTGCCGATCATCTTGAGCATGCAGGAGATTTTGAACAACGAGGGCGACAGCCAGCTGATGGACGTCCTCGACAGCTACATGGCGGCCGCCGAGCGCTCGCTCGAGGACACCATGGACGCGGCGCTCTACGGCGACGGCACTGCCAACGGCGGCAAGCAGCTCACCGGGCTCGCCACCGCCGTGCCAATCGTTCCCGCCAACGGCAACTACGGCGGCATCGACCGAAACACCGCCACGATCTGGCAGACCAAGACTTATGACGCGCACACCTACAGTGCGCTGATTGGCACCCAGGTCAACGCGACCACGATCCGGCCGCTGATCAGCGCGATCATGACCAAGCAGAGCCGCGGGCGGCAGTACGCCGACCTGTTGATCATGTCCCCGGAACACTACGCCGCCTATGACGCCGCCACGGTCGCGATCCAGCGCATCACCGGCGACACCAGCATGGGTAAGCTCGGCTTCACCTCGTTGGAGTATATCGGCGGCGGAAAACGGGCCGAGATAGTATTGGATGGCGGCATCGGAAGTAATATGCCGGCCAATACCACCTTCGGGCTGAACACGGATACGTTCCGTCTGCGTTATCACCCCTCGCGCAACTTCGATAAGCTGTTCGAAGGCGAAGGGCAGATGCCAATAGACAAGGACGCGATCGCTCAATTCATTGGCTGGATGGGCGAGCTGACCATGGTAAATCCGCAAATGAACTGGCGGTTGTACGACAGCGTACCGGCGTCCTGACAACATCGGGGGAGGGTAAAGACCCCCAGCCTCCGCTCTCCCCCGGTTAAAGGAGCCGCCGCCCGCTCAGTGACGAGCCTGGCGGGCGGTGGTTCCAACCATGTTTCACGTTAAACGGAGCAGATGATGATCCCGATGCAGATGCAGTCGCGCGACCCGGACGCCGTCCTGGTCCCGACGTTTCGCAACATAGTTATCCCCAATCCGGCCCGTACCGCAGCCGAGGGTCGTCCGATCTTCGACGACATGGAGGTGTGCGAGATCCGCGTGCCCGGTTCGCGCAACTGGTCGTCCTATCCGGTGCACGCGCACTCGCACTGGCGCGTTGACCCGTTCACCGGCGAGCAGACCTCGATCACCTATGCGGAGCGCTTCCCGACCCAGTACCGCCAATTCCAGGCCCAGGTGCAGCAGACCAAGAGTGGCACGCCGCTCGACTACGCCACGTTCCTCACCGAGGGGCAGCGCGCCGGCTTACGCGCACAGAACATCTACACGATCGAGCAGCTCGTCGCGATCGACGGCCAGGAGCTGAAGAACCTCGGCCCGAGTGGGCGCGACTGGAAGAACCGCGCCGACGAATATCTCGCCGCGGCCAAGGAAAACGCGCCGGCCACCCAGCTGATGGCCGAACTCGAGGCGATGCGCGCCAAGAACATGGCGCTCGAGGAGGACAACGAGGCACTAAAGAAAACCGGCGGCGAGGGCCAGTTCAAGGACATGGATCTCGACCAGATCCGCGAGTACATCACCGCCCAGACCGGCCAGACGCCGGTCGGCAGCCTGAACCGTAAGGCGCTGGTGCGCATGGCGCTCGACGCGCGGCCAGACAAGGCGGCCTAACATGAGCCTGTTGACGGTGGTGCGGGACGTCTGCGCCGCCGTCGGCGTGGCGCTCCCCCCGACAGTGTTCGGCGGGCTGAACACCAATCGCACGATGCAAGAGATGGTCGCGCTGGCCAACGAGATGAGCCAGCGCATCGCTTACGACACGCGCGATTGGTCGGCGCTCAAGGCGGCGCAGGACTATATTGGCGACGGGGTGCAGACCGAGTTCTCACTCCCGGCCAACTACAAGCGCATGCTGCTGACCACCAATATTTGGTCGTCGCTCAACAACCAGGTGCCGCTGGCGTTCATCCCCGACACCGACGAGTGGCTGCGTAATCGGCTGGCCAATCGCACTTATAGCGGCATTGGCGAGTGGACGCTGCTGGGCGACCACCTGGTGATCCAGCCGGCGCTCGGCGTCGGCGTCACGGTGTCGTTTATCTATCTCGACCGCAATTGCGTGGCGCTCGCCAGCGGTGGCTATGGCGACAGCTTCCTGGCTGACAATGATCGCTTCCGGCTCGACGAGCGGTTATTAAAATTAGGTATGATTTGGCAGTGGATGGCCAACAAAGGGTCGCCTTACGCTGAACCGATGGGGACTTATTCTGACGCGCTGGCCAACGCGATGGGGCACGACCAGCCTGCGCCAATCATCATCGGCCGCCAGCCAACCACAAGGTGGTCGAGCAATGCCTACTATTAACGGCATCCCAGGGGGTCGCGTCCCCGTCTTTAGTGTCGCGTTGGAGGGACCGCCGGGACCGATGGGTCCGCAGGGTCCGCCGGGCTTACCCAGCTTCGTACAGGGACCGCAGGGGCCGACTGGGCCGCAAGGACCGCAGGGCGCAACAGGCGCGACAGGACCGCAGGGCGCGACGGGTCCGCAGGGCGCGACAGGCGCGACAGGCGCAACGGGTCCGGTCAATACCTCGTCGGTGGCCCGGGCAGGCGACGCCATGACCGGCGCATTGCTTTTACTGCCATCGGCATCAGGCGGAAATACGCCGACCAGCACCGGTCAGATGGCGTTTCAGCTTACCAACAGCTTTCAACTGACAATCAAAGTCATGGGCTACGATGGCGTCATCCGCAGCGCAACGTTGGCGCTGTCATGAGCGCGCACGCCGCCTTCCGCCGCCAGCCGGTGCCGGGCCAGTACGCCCAGCAGCACAAGGCGATCACCTTGCCGGCGCCGACCCGCGGGATCGTGCAGCACGAGAACGACGCCTATATGGGGCCGGGCGCCTGCATCGTCTCGGACAACTGGGTGCCGACCATGCGCGGCGTCAAGCTGCGCGGCGGCTGCGTGCGCCACTGCGTGCTCGACGCCGTGCCGGTCATCTCCGCCTTTGAATATGTCGACATCACGCAGCAGCGCATGTTCGCCGGCCAGGCGACCAAGCTGTACGACGTCACCGCGGTCGGCGCGCCGGTGGTGGTCAAGACGGCGCAAAACAGCGGCAACTACTGCGCCAGCCCGCTATCCAACCTCTCCGGCAACTGGCTCATCGTAGTCAATGACGCCGGCGACCCGGTGCTGCGCTTTAACGGCACCAGCTGGGTGACCTTGCTGCCGCCGGCCGTTCCCGCCGACGGCGCGACCGCGATCACCGGACCGGTCGGCTCGCCGGTCGAGTTCGGCCGTAATCTCACGTATGTCGCCAAGTACCGCAGCCGGCTCTACTTCATCGAAAAGCAGTCGATGAACTTGTGGTACCTCCCGACCGACAGCGTCGGCGGTGTGCTGGTCAAGATCCCGCTCTCCGGCGCGGCCACGCTCGGCGGCTACCTGCTGTTCCTGGCGAGCTGGACGATCGACGCCGGCGACGGAATTGACGACAAGCTGGTCTGCGTCACGAGCGAGGGCGAGGCGCTGATCTTCACCGGCAACAATCCGGCCGATCCCGCCACCTGGCGCCAGGAGGGCCGCTACTTCGTCGGCAAGCCGATGGGGATGAACGCGCACAGCCAGGTCGGCGGCGACCTACTGATCCTGACCATCGAGGGCATCGTCCCGATCAGCCAGGTGATCACCAAGTCATCCGGCGAGATGGAGCTGGCGATGATCTCGCGCGCCATCAAGCCGATGTGGCGCGAAGAGGTGGCGAGCAAGCGTGCCTTCCCCTGGACGATCAAGCGCTGGGATGAGTACGGCGGCATCTTCATCACGTTCCCTGGCGGCACGCCGGGCAATCGCTACTGCCTGCTGATGAACAGCGTCACCGGCGCCTTCGGGCGCGCGGTCGGTTGGGACGCGACCTGCTTCATCCGCAAAGGCGTCGATATGTTTTTCGGCACGCAAGGCGGCATCATTATGCAAGCCGATCGCAGCGGCTACGATGACGGCCTGCCATATGTCGCCACGCTCATCGGCGGCTGGGAGATGTTTCAGGCGCGCTCGCAGAACGTGACCTGGCACCAGGCGCGCGCAGTGTTCACGGCAAGCGAGCGCGAGCAGTTCAACCCACAGATCGACGCGGCGACGGATTTCTTTGTCACCATTCCGCCGCCACCGCCGGCCGGCCCCGATCCTGGCGTGTCGGATGTCTGGGACCAAGGCCG